GAGTCCTGTCCGCCGGACAGAACCACGAGTGCTTTTGAGGTCATGAGATGGTTTTCCTTTCCTGGTTGATCCATCACAGGTGCGCGTTTAAACGCGCGGGTTAAATTACAATGGGACGACCCGAGGGCCGTCCCGTGTACTCGTTAAATTACAATAACCTGCGCAATGCGCGCAAGCGTTCAATCAGGAGCTTTCGCAGGCAACGGTGCGTCGAAGCCTTCAGGCAGGACAAGGAAGTAGCTCGCAACGTCGTCGTTGAACTCGGTGCGCGTGCCGTAGCCTTTGTCTTTCAGGTCGTAATACAATGCAGACCGGATCGAATTGTCGTCCCACACGCCGCCCGACTTTTTGATGCAGACGGTGCGCAGGTCAGCGATGGTCGCGCCCTGATCACGGTTCAGCATGTCGATGATGGCTTGTTGCTTAGAACCGACGCGACATTGCACGAGGGGCGCAGCCGGATCGACGGAAATTTGACCTTTGCGGCGCGACGTTTTCGCGGGCGCGGCAGCAGTCGTTGTAGGGGCGTTTGCTTTCACGGGCTCTTCCTTCAGCTGGGGTTCGATCACGTAGCCATGAAGTTCCGGGCCAACAAGTTTTTGCGCTGACGCGGCGGTCAGGTCGCAATACAGGACGACGCCGAATTGGTCGCCCGATTCTTTCACGTCAAAGCCGGTGTCAGAAAGAACGTCACCGTGGGCGTCCCAATGTTTGGACAGATCGCGTTTGATAGCCGCATTGGCGCCCTTTTTCGAGGCGAACGTGCGGGGCGTTTCGGCGTGGGCGATGAACTGGTTGGTCATGATAGTCTCCGTTGGTTGAGGTTACTCTTGGATGATGGTGCAGAGTTCGTAAGCGACGACGGTCATGTTAGTGTTGTTGATGGTGTACTCAGAACCATTAGACTTACGTACAACGATAACCGGGTAGTTGTTGGACACGATCTCCACGTTCGTGATGCGTCCGGTCGAGGTGATGTGCTGTGCTTTGGTCATGGCTCGTGCTCCGTTGCTATAAGCAAGTTATACATCCAACGGGATATGGGTACAAGCACAAAATGCACCTGCACCGCAATTCTTTTACCTGACACGCGAGGCGGAGTTCTTCGCGTGCTCCATCACTTCGACCGAAACGAGCGCAACGCGACCGCCATAGCTGTCCTTGAGCCAATACTCGGTGAACTCAAAAACGATGTCCGCAATACCTTCGCATCCAAGGCGTGGAAATTCAACGACACGCGCGATCTTTCGCTTGTGCGCCTCTCGGTACCATTCAATCTCTGGATCATCCTCAGCAACGAGCAACGTGTGATCGAAGTTGTCCTCAAGGAGCTCCTTCAAATCACGCAGGCCACCGAAGTCAACGACCCAGTTTCGCACGTCGAGCTCTTCAGATTCAAACGTGAATTTGAAGGACAGGCTGTAACCGTGGATCAGGTTGCAGTGACTGTCTGCACGCCATTGACGATACGCGACAGGACCGAGGTCTTGGTACGTTTTAGTCGACTGAAATTTCATCAATCAGCTCCTCAAGTTCCGACCATTCATCGAACCAAGTCAGGCGGTCGTCGTGCAGGACTTGGAATTCTTTGTTGTGCGGGCGCGTTCTAATGAACACGGTATGACCGGCTTCAACGCCGAGCATTGCGTTCTTGTAATTGTCTTCCACCCAGACCGCGCCTGGCTTCCAAGCCTGAAGGATCTTGAACTTCGGTGTCCCGAGGTCGAGACAGTGAACGGAATCGAATGTATCGGGACCGAACACGCGAGCAAGGTTGCTTTGGCGCAGCTTCACCGTGTCACGATCTGACGAGCAGGACGTGATCGCATGGAGGCGGATCGACTCGTTGAGCATCCATTGATGGACGACGTCTTGCGAACCATCGACCGACACGAGGCGTCCGAAATGCACCGAGACGTTGAATTCTTCAATCAGTTCGAAAGCGGCCTCGTTGGTCGTTCCGAGCCACTCGCCCATGTTCCAGGAGTCGGGTAGTCCAACCACCGAATTTTGTAATCGTGTCGCCGCGTATTGGGCGAACCCGCCGATCCAGTTCAGGAGAACGTCGTCAACGTCTAGGAGTATTTGTCGAGTCATTGCAGCATCCTTTCTACGTGATACTGTTTCACTGTTGTTGCGTCCAGAAATATAAGTCGATCCCGCGCCCTGGACATAGCGGTAAATAAGGCACGCACTTCTTGTGGGTCGTGCTTTACCCAATTCTTGTAGGAGGTCCCACCGAGTTTTTGCCAGATCACGACGTTGTCTGCTTCACCGCCTTTCACACCGTGGATAGTCGACACCGTTATGGTGGGAGTCTTGGTCAGGCTTTGGCCGTTCGCACGCAGCATTCGAATATAGGATTCCATTGCGCGTGACATCTGCAGAGTGTCGAGCCACGAGGCGGACGCGTCCAATCCAGTCGAGCATAGGTCGTCGATCCCATAGTCGGTCTCTGCGTCGAATACAGGCGACGCTTTGGGCCGGAGCTTCGTGTTGATTGAGGCCCAACACACTTGCATCCTTGTTCCGCTGAAACGTTTACCGTTCCGAAGGTTTTCGTAGACCAGTGCCGCCTGAACAGGATCAACGTCAATCGACGACGAAAGGCCGTCCTTTCCATTCGACCAGAAAGGAAACCCCTCTGCTCGCAAGTGCGCGATGTATTTGTCCAGCTGCCTGTTTGTTCGTGCAAGGAGGAACCAAGACCCTTCGCTCATGTCGAGCGAGGATAAGTTGTTTGTGAAGTCTACGGTACCGCCTTCTGCGTGCGGCTGCCAATCTTTCGGATACCGGTCGTCGCAAAATTTAATGACCTTTTGACACGCATCGAACACTTCTCGTTTCAGACGATACGAAACGGGAAGGACCTCACGGTCGGCGTCCATGTTCAGGAAGTATTCAATGTCGGCTCCTGCCCAGGCATAGATCGCCTGATCGTCGTCGCCTGCAAAGTAGACGTCCTTCGAATGATCGACAAGCTTTTGAACCATCTTCCATTGCAGCATAGAAAGGTCCTGCGCTTCATCAACAATCAGCAGATCGAACTCGGGTAGTGTCGCGTTGTCAACAAACTTCTGCAGGATGTCCGTGAAGTCGTATAGGATCGCGTCCTCTTTGAACTCTTTGTAGTTGGCTACCACCTCGTGGGTGCGGCCTGTGTTCAGGTTTTGCTCAACGACGATCTCGTCCAGGTCGCGGCCAGTCAATCGTGACAGTGATTCCGCTGACAAGGCTTTCTCGTCGTCGGTCGTCGGCGTGTTCACCGCCGCACCGAACTCGTCGTAGAACGTGGACGATATTTGTAGGCCCTCGGCCTTCGCATAACTGCGCATCTTTTCACCGCTCAGGATCTGAGCAGGTTGCACGTCGATGTGTTTGAATGCGAAGGAGTGCAGGGTCCTGAAATATGGAATAGCGTCAATTTCGACGCCGAATTTCTCGACCATGCGCTCCCTCGCTTCTTGTGCTGCCTTTCGGGTGAAGGCAACGAAGGCGATCCGTTCGGGTTCAACACCGCGGGAGAACGCTTGCTCAACGATTTTGAGCAACGCAGTGGTCTTACCGCAGCCGGGACCGCCCAGTATCAGGGTTGGTTTTAGCCTACCCATCATTCCCCTCCATCAACTTAGTCAAGTGCGCTAGGTTAACGACATAGGGTCGAATTTGTCTACCACCGATGTGGGTATTACCGCGCGTCGTCACGCCGAACTGATTGGTCAGCATGTCCGTCACTTTGTTGTTTCCGATTTGAATGCCTTTGCCACGAAGGAATTCCGAAAACTGATCGAACTTGAACCACGCCTCGAGATTGTCTTCTGTCCATACGGCTCGACCTGTGAAGATGGCCGCGTAAGACTTGCCCCAGGCAATGCTTTTCTCGTGGACGAACTCGTGCAACGCGTTCAACAGGACAGCACGTCGATCCGAGTCGGGAGGACCGTCGATGCGGTCAGCATCAACAAGCATCTGATCCATCATTTCTTTGTACTTGGCATCCTGCATCAGGATCCACATGCGGTCGGTTTCGTTCAAGACGAGCTTGCCGAACAGTGTCTGGTTCATCAACGAGTCAACGTCCGGTATATGGATGCGCGTGTCGCCGACGTTCAGGTAGTATTGCCTGTCCGACGTTTCAACGATGGTGAAGCCGGTGATTGTGCGCGCGGTGTCGTTGATCGCGGTGCCCACACCGAACTTTCGTTTCAGACAGTTGCGTCGATAACAGAGACCTTTGAGTGGCTCCTGCGTACATTTGTAGCCCCATTTCCCCTTGCCCGCCTGCTTTGCAATACGTGGCAGATCACCTGCTATTCCTTTCTTCCTTTTGAACGTTTCGTCCGACCAATCGTCTCCATAAAGACGCTGGCCCCAGGTTTCATGCGCACCCTCCAGGTCTTTCAATAACTGCTTTTGAGAATCGCCATCCAATGCGGCGTCCGTGTCGTGCTCATTCATTCGACGACGAAGGTAGATGCCGACGTTGAAGAACGTGTTGTCGCGTGATCCCTCGGCAAGCTGCGGGTATGTGAAAGCGAGTTGCTTGTCGCGTTGATCCTCGGTGATCTTGCCGCGGTCAAACGACTTGTTGATCTCAGCACGCCTTTCTGGGTGGCCCGCAATCAATGCCTGCAGGCAAGGAGGCCCATCAAACCATAGCTTGGTTTCTTCGCCGCCGTTTCGTTGCGTGGGTTCGAGCTTGGTGTGCTCGATCAAATAGTCGTCGGTCACTTTTCCTGCGACCTCGGAGCTGAGCGCAACGTCCAGGAAAGCCTCAAGCTCAAATTCTACATATTCGACAGTCGAACCGGTCTTGACTGGTATCACGGCTTTTCGTGCGTCACCGAAATATGGCAGGTTGATCCAATTGCCTACGTCCTCGTCGGACACGCGTTCGGTCTGCTTCGGAAAGATTTCAGTACCTGCTACACCGAGTGCAGCGGCCTGCATGTTCAGGTAGTCGCTAGCGAGACGTGCGGACACGCCTTCCTCGCTGAATAGCCAAACGTGGATGCCCATCGACTTCGATTGCGTGACGATCAAAGGAGTATGCATCAACGCGAGTGCTATTTCGCTGTGCGTCAGCTTCTTTTTCTTCTGCTCGTCCTTCGCATAAACGTCGATGTCTATTGCAGCAAAATTGACTTGGTTGTCGGCTCGAAGCGGTATCACGCCGATGCCGATCTTTCCAAGAATGTGTTGTTCGTATGCTTCGGGCGTCAACTCCTCGTCAACGGTTCGCGCCTTGCCCTCATTCTTGCCTTTTTCAGACGTTTTGCCAGACAGATCGTATCGACCGAACCTGTCAGAGTAACCCCTGAACAGATAGGCAAATCGTTCTCCATTGCTTTTAGCCACGCCGTTCTCCTTAAGCGTTAAAATTTATTGACGACCAGGTTCTAGTCGCACGCCCCTCTCGGGATCCTCACTTTGTTCCTTGGACTTTCACTACTAACAGCGTGGTACGTCGCGTTCGATCTATGGGCTGTGCTTTCCCTGTGAGTCAGGAGCGTTTAAACGCCCACCGTCTATTTCTTAGAACGGGATTTCAGGATCTTCCTTCGAACCCGCTTCAACCACGACTTTGGTCGAAGGGTTAGCCTCGCCGCCGGCTTTCGAATGATCGGCTTTGTGCTCGCCGGTTTCAATGCCCGCTACGAATTCTTTCGCATCGCGGAACATGTCCATTTTTTCGCTCTTCAACACGTCGCTGACGCGTTCGAACTTCCAAATGTACCAGGAGCCTTGATCGTTCGACCGTCGTTGAGTCGTAACGTCGTAGATGCCGAAGAAGCGCGGCGCCTTGCGGCCGTCCGGTAGGACCTGCTTGCTGACCATGTTGTTCAGGTCTTTCGACGGCTTGATCTGCGTCGAGGACATGGTCAACACGACCGGCTCATAAGACCAATCGTCCGTGATCAGGAACATGAAGTGGGTGTGGGTATCGTTCAACTGGTTTCCAGGCGTACCCAAAGGCGAGTTTTCCTGAATGATGTCTTGACCAGTTTCCTTGCTCCGTTGCGTGATGATCGACAGACCATCCTCAACAGAGTATTCCTGAACGATGCCACCGCCCTGTGAACGTGGAACCCATTCGATGAAGGAACGCTTGTAGGAGACAGGCATAACCTGGCAACCAGCAATTGCGTTGTCGTCGTCGTCGCGTGTCTTGATCAGCGATTGGGTGACCGTATTCAGCAGGTCAGACGGTTCGGAGCCTTTGATAAACTCGGCCTCGCCCTTCGTGCATTGTGGCGACAAGGACTGCAGGATCTGCAGGAACGGAATCGACATGTCGTCTTTGCCGAGCGACTCCTTGTGCTCTTCACCAGCCAGTGCCAGTTCGTCGATGGACTCAGCGGAAAGGCCGGCTTCTTTCTTCGTTGCGACTTCTTTCGTCGCGGCTTTCGCGTTTGCCATTTAAGGTCTCCTTTTATGGCGGGTGGTTATTTCACCGTTGATTTGGTAAACGAGAACGCACCGAAGAAGGAGAGGTCGTCAGACTTACCCTCCTTGATGCGAGCGTTGAGTGCCTTCTTGACTGTGCCTGTTGCGATGTCCGCAGCAAGCGTCGCCTCGACGCCCAATTCTTTTGCGTGATCCATGATGACCGAGCCCGTGTTGTTGTCGCCTTTGCCAAGGTCAATTGTTATGGTGTTCGCGACGTTCGCAGCGTAACCCCATTCCTTCATTTTGGCAATGACTGCATCCTTGCGCGCTTTCGGTACCGAGACTTTCATGTCTTCGGCATATGCGACGGTCATTCCGTTTTCAAGCGTGAAGGAAGGAATGCCCGCGGCCTTCAAGGCGGCAGGAAGTTGGCTCAGCTGAATCTTGTCTAGGTCGGCCTTCGCGGCTTTCGTCGCGGCCTCGCATTTCGCAACGACGCCTTCAAGCTCGAGTTGCTTGTGCGCGAGTGCGGTGACGTCTTTCAGATCCGTTGATACTACCTTCTGGCCTTCAGCGGCCAGTTCGTCGAGATCACTCATTCTTCTTCTCCGTTGTCAAATAATAGGTCGACTTCAATAGGAGCATAAAAGCGGGCCATGCGGTCCCACATCAGGTAGTTGAACTCGCCGTCCGTATAGTCGGCCAGAATACCGGCTGCGAGGATCATGCCAAAAGGATCGCCACCAGCCCAGACGATGTAGTCACCTGGTTCGGCGTACTGCAATACTTCGTGGGCGCGCTCAATGGCTGCGTCCTTATTGCGCACTGGTGGCGGGCTGTCTCCTGTGAAGATATAGACAAGCTCACCGAAGTGACCTGCGGGTGACGTGTCCCACGATGCGCGCCCAGCAGGCGCACGGGACTCATCTGGTTCGTTGACGATAAAGACTTTGGACATTTAGTTGTTACTCCGTTGTAGGATTTTTGTAATTTATTAGATTACTTCGGTCAACCACGATCTAAGGATGTCTCCTGAGATTTTCCCTGCTACATCGCGCTTCTCTTTCAAGGCGCGCAACTGTGGTCGATCAATCGTGCCAAGGGCTTCAATGTCAGTTATGGTGCATGAATCTGACTCCTGTCCGATGCGATGAAACCTGTCTTCTGATTGCAAGCGCAAACCCAGGTTGAATGAATTATTGTAGTAGGCCATCTGATCGGCCTCGACCAGGTCTATACCGACGCCGCCCGACATAGGGTTGCCCAGGAACCAACGCGTCTTGTCTTCTTTGAACAAGTCAAGATTGCGTGCCTTCTGATCGGGTGAGACTCCGCCGTGATATTCAACGACCGACTCGTCACCATATGCCGTGCGCAACGCAATCGCGAGCTCCCGCAACGAGTATCGAGCGTAGGACCAGATGATGCCTTTGTTCCGCACCTTTTCCATTTCCTGCATCAATGCTTCGATGCGTGGGTTCTTTTCGTCGAGTGCGATGCCTGGGACGTTCTCGTCCAATGGGTCGGCGTCGTCGGGCACGACGTATCCTTGCGCGATCTGCGACAGGCGCACCATCTTGGTCATTGCCATCTTCGCGGTCATCGTTTGACCACCCTTGATGTCTACCAGGAATTGCTTCGACATTTGTATGTAGGCGCGGTGCATGTTTTCGGACAGCTGGAACGAGCGCATCCGATATATCTTCGGCGGCAGGTCGAGGCAGTCCTCTTTCAACAGACGCGACCTGAATGGGTCGAGCATCTTGCAGAGCTTTTCTTCGTTCTTGAAACCCGTCACCGTCATGACCGGCTTGAGCACCTTCGTCGATGTCTTCAAGAATGCGTTGTATTCCCAAGCCTCAAAAGTTAGGTTGCCCACCTGTTCCTCTTCTGCGAACTCGGCCTTCCACTGGTGGAATTTCATGTTGTCAACGATGTTCGAATCCAGGAACGAATACTGGGACCAAGGATCGAGCGTCGATCCCGTGGACATTGTTCCCGTTGTGATCCAACGACGTTCGGCAAGCTTCTTGAGTTTGTTCAGAAGGGCCTTCGTGACAGCGGCACCAGGGGTCTTCATATACTGCGACTCGTCAACGACGATAGCGCACTTCCGTGATCGCAGGAAACGCTCGCAGAATTTGAGACCTCTCTTGCGGTGCACCGATTCAAAGTTTATGGTCGCTACGGCGAACTTCTCGCTGTCTACAATCGACGTCCGATTGCGTGCGTTCTCGCCCGTCCACATTCCTGCGTCAACGATGTTGGTATTCCAGAATGCGGCGTCGGCTTTGCCTTTCGGGAAGTGTGCAGGGACTTCTTTCTCGACCCACTTGCGGTGAACGCCGTTCAATGTGACTACGAGGAGCGCGTCTAGCTCGCCTTTCGTATATGCCCACTGGCATACGTCCAGGATCGTTTTCGTTTTGCCAAGACCCATTTCCCATTCGAGCGCAAAGTAAGGCATGTCTTTGATCAGCGACCACCACTCGCGTTGATGATCGTAAGGCTTGGTCACCCATTCAAATTCGACTTCTTGCTTTGGCTTGTCTTTGTAGTGATGGGCCCACGCGAAACGACACCCAGGATGGAACACGTCGCGACCGTATTCGGCAACGATCAGGTCAAGCGCAAAACGTGTAGGCATGAACTTGATCCGATTACCTTGATAATTGATCTCCGTGTTTAAACGATCACCGAAGGCGCGTGACTGATCATAGTCAAGCCCCTCAACGATCCCATGCGCGTTTTCGACGTAAACCTGGATCATGATGCAACGATGATTGGGACGCCGTAGCCGTCGTCCACGTTCTTGGTTGTCATGTCGTAGAATATGGCTGGCGCACTGTCCTGCGCGACCTGCAGCATGTGAACAGCCATCCGACGAATCTCGAGATCAGCTCCTGACCCGCCGCGAAGCCACAGGAAGTGCCGCAGGATGCGCATGTTGGTCGTCCAAAGGAAACGTGTCTCGCACGCGTTCGGCAATAATGCGCGCGCCGCTTCGTTGCCGCGTTTCTTGAGCATGGTCAGCGACTTGACGTTCGGTGACGATGCGTTGATCTCGTCAACGATTGTTCCCTGCAATGTGACGTAGGCAGAAAGTGCGCGGTCACAGTTCGCAGCGAAGTCGCGGATGTGCGCGTCACCGGCCATCGACCCGCCTGCGATATGCGCAAGGATCGGCGGTACGACGAATTGAATGTCTGACGCGTCAACGTATCGCTGGGACTCCTGCGACAATGCAATGCCGACACGGTGACGAGCGAGCTCCAAGCTCAGCGAACGACTGACGCCTTGGATGGCCCAGTTGATCGTCGCATGCTCAAGCACCGACCCGTGTTCCATTTCAATGATGTTTCGGATATACTCGTCGCGCCCGCGGCCTTTTGACCATGCGCGGTAACAATGACGCCCACCGAACTCGATCATGCGTTGAATGGAATCGTCTTCGTTCACATCGCGCCACAGGTTTGCGATTGGTGTGTCTACGCCAGTGAAGGCGTCGCCGTGCTCGTTGAATTGCAACCAAGCCTCGAACTCGCCGTCGTTGAATTGCGTTTGTCCGATTGCGAACAGGTCGGGTTGCCAGATGAGTTCAGCCATTGTGTTGCTCCGTTGTCGTGTTGTTTCGTCTCAGCACAATAGGCTCTTCGCGTGCGCTCGCGCAACAATCAAACGAGGTTAAACCAGTAGATCATGAGGCAGAACGAGGGTGATGCGAGGGTGATGCGAGCCCTCTATAAGAAAACACTTGGTTTACTGGGAATGATGCGCGTGCTCCATGATGCATGATCCGACTGGTCTTTTAAAAAGCTCTTGCGCGCGTACGCGTAACGCATCAGGCTAGGCATCCACCTGGTTTTCTGCTCGCATGGTATAAATCGCTTATGCTATCACTACATCAACCGAAAAGGACCCGACATGACACCAGACGAGTTTAAACGTCGGCAGTCAGCGCTCGGGTGGACCAATGCCAAGATGGCGAGCCACCTACGCAAAACGCCGCAAAGCATTTCGAATTACCGGAACAAGCGCCAAAAGATTCCTGAGCACGTTGACGTGCTACTGGACGCAGCGATCAAAAGATTACGTGAGGTTAAGCCTGTGGCGATCCGCTGATCAGCGCATCCCGTTTCTCGTACCATTCCAAAATCGCATCGCGTGACAGTCCACAAGCCACAAGGTTTGCTCGATCACGCAGCCAATATGACTCGACTTCCGCTTGTGTCAACGCACGATCAGGCAGAACAATTGGCCGAGCACATTTGTTCGTCAGTCCATTGGGTATTGAGTCGAGCTGAGGCCCGCCGTCAATCGACTTGATTGAGCCGGCGCACGCTGCCAGAACCGATAGCGACCCGACCAGCATCAACGTCCTGAGCAGCTTCCCGCTCCAGTCGTGCAATCGTTGCATCTCGAACTCCTTTAGCCTCGTTTAAACGAGCAATGGTTTGCTTGGCCAGCTTGGCCGCTTGTTCATTCGCCTCTGACTGGCGTTCTCGCTCTTCGATCACGACGACACGCCATTGAGCGTCAGCCTCAGCGAAACCGCGGTCATACGCGCGGTCGTTGATATACCACGCACTCGCCCCCAAAACAATGACTACCGCAAGAGCCGCCCAGATCTGCCCAGGCAGCAACGATACAAAACGCTTGATCACTGTGCCAAACACAAACCTAGATAAAAAAGTTACTACCATCATCTGTGCTACCCTCTAACTCCATTGATGCCTGACCCGAAGCGATTAAGATCGCGTTGAATTTGTAAAACTGTTTTCATGTTGGTGAATCTCCTATTCCTTTGAACATGTCGAACAGGCTTGTCTCATTCACTTTGCCTGTGTTTGTTGTTACGCTATAACTTGCCCGAAACCCGACATCTTTAAGGGTCCAAGCGTATGTCGCCAATGTGGTGTAAGTGATATTATCAGAGGAAGTCTGGAACACCATATTCCCGCCAGCGGACGGGATATAAACTCTAAACCATTCATTCGCAACATAAGTCGCGTTTAGGTAAACATGGTTCTGAAATGTCCCGGCGGAGTTGTACCTAGTAATCCCCAGTTTGTTCCCTGAATCGTAAACCAGCCCGAAGTCCATGCGCCAGTTAAACGTCTCATATAAAACTATTCGAGACAAATTGTAATTAGTCTGAGCGACAGTGGATGCTGCGTTCCATGTGAGCGTGTCGCCACTTGCTAACGTCAATGGACCTTTTTGTCCTCGCGCCCCGTAGCCATCATCAGTGTCATATAGAAGATGACATTCGCCCGATAAATCCTCAAATAAGGAACCCGCACCACCTGCGTCTGTAGAGTTGGGAAACGTAGACGTTTTAGCTAGGTTCAATCCGCCTTGCGGTGTCGCACTACCTGCTACAGAACTGTGTATCAGTCCTTGTGTAATTGCTCTATGCATTATGTTGTAATGTCCCCGATCATTTTATAGACGTCGGTTGTCTGGGTTGGGATCAGGGTGAAAGATGTATGTTGACCATTCGACTTCAGCGCTGAACCTGCACTCTCTATCGTGGCTGTCCCGGAGACTGTGATCTGTCCAGCTCCTCCAGCGATGATCGTCAGAGGTCCAGCCGGAGCGAGACCAGTGTTCAAGACCAAAGCGATTGGCGAAGCGTTGGTCAGCTCCAGAACACGATTGCCTTTGAAGTCGGCAGCGGTCGCCGTCCGAGAGGTGCCAGTGTCCTCGACATAATCAAAAGCATCTTCTGAGCTTTCCAGAATTCCCATAGAGAAGAAGGTGCGGGCATCATTGGCAATGGTCCCGGCGGATAGTGTGAAGACGGCTCTCCAGATGTCGTCCGCTGCCAGAAGATACGCTCCAGACGTTACCGCTGCCCCGTCTTGGGTTATGAACCCCCCTTGGGCGACCTTCGTCCAGGCTGATCCACCATCTGTTGAGACTTCAATATAAAACGCTCCGCTCTCGTTTGCCGCGAGTTTCATCCCAGTGTCAAAGATACCGTATTTGCCGTCCAGACCAGCCGGGACAGTAAACCGATTGGACGCGAATGCGCCTTCCGTGTCGAATATTTCTGTCTGAAGGTCCAATTCTGTTTCTGTTTCTGCGGTGTAGGATTGAGTCGTGTTGTTCGTCGCACGGAAGCCTTTGAAAGCCACAGGCAACGTACCGCCGCCAGAGTATGCTTCAGCTTGTGGGCCAGAGTCCAAGCCGACTATACGACAGAAATTCGTGGTGGCGTCAGCTACCGAATCAGAGCTCATAAACACGCCGACTTCCAGAACCGACGACATGCTGTTAGCAGTGTCTGTGCTGGTGAAGATTGGGTCCCAATCGAAGCCGTTATGGGAGACGTAGAATGTTAGAGCAGCAGTCACCCGAGTTATCCGCATCCATATTAGACCGCTGTAATATGGAGTTGCCATACCCACATCTCGGGTAACCGTTGTGTTTGTTGAGCCGAATGTGAACCGATCTGTGTTCCTATAATTTTCCTCGAAAGTCAAAGCAGTCAGGATGTTCATAATAGTGAAGTTGATCGCGTCCACGCCGTCACTGACCGCAAGCCCAAACTGAGGTCGTCCACCGTCGTCAGAGACTACCATTGCAGACATCACAAACACATGATCGAAGTCCCCTGCGGCTTGTGCCATCATTGCATAAGAGAACTCGTCGTCTTGTTCATGCTCTATGACCCAGTGCCCAGTCACCGCGTCGAACACATTCTGCACAGGTGTCCCATTGTTGTACGCCGTGAACACGTCACCGGGTTGCGTGAACTTCGCATGACCAAGACCGTTAGCAACAGGGCCTTTGCCAATGAAGTTTGCGAGTTCGCCAAAATTTACCTCACGGGAGTTTGCCCCTTGTTTGGCGTGTACTACTTCCGTACCATCCAACGGGATTGACACTGTGGTCAGATCACTTATTTCTTTATTAGCCATTAGGCTTCATCTCCACTTAATTTAATTCCGTCAGTTGCTGACTGCTCATCGCCAGAAGTCAACAAGTAATCCCCACCGCTTTGCATATCACCCGACAATTTTTCTAGATTGACAAGCAAGAATGGATACTTGGCGTAGTATACAGACTTTTTAGCATCTCCGCCAGTCCTTTTTGCGTACAACCTTAATTCGCCTGACGTCCCACTCAACGACGAGATATCCAGAGCGTAAGGGCTCGTGATGTTGTCGTCTGACAAACTCACTTGTTCAACACCATCAAGCCATACTTCTAGATCATACTGCTCAGCTTGATCTGGTGTTTCTGTCGCGTCTGTCTCGATACTTATCTGACCTGCGTCACGATTTGAATTTAACCAGCTCAGTGACACAGTAGGATCTAAAGCAGCATCCCAAGGAACCTCTGTGCGCGCGCTATCAATGTTTAAATCCCTTGGGCGCACAGGACGATCAGCAACGTCTGATAGAACGAAGCTCACTTCTGAAAGGGACAAAGGATCCTGTGACTTGGCTCCCGCGATGTCTAGGATTTTGTAGTAGACGGTACCGTCTTCGAGCAACTCATCGGACAACAGGCCAGTTCCCAGCAGATCCGTCGTCAGCACGAAGATCTGGTCGTCTGCTGCGTGACTAACAGCCATCGACCCAAGTAAACCGCGGTACACACCAGTGAGCGTGTATGTGGTGTCTAAGTTGTCAGTAACTCCTGTGAAACCCATCCACTCGCCATTGGCATATATGATACCCGACTCGCCGGCTTGAATTTCGGCAAGTGTGCCTGCAACAAGTGTGCCCACGACATTCTTAACCGTGAAACCCGTAGCATCAAGACCCGCATCGAAACCAGCAGTGTCTAGATATGCAGCATCTAACTGGCAGGTAACCGGATAAGAAACGTTAGTCTGATCACCGATGTTTTGTGATCCTGTTACCGTTCCAGACTTCAATGAGAAACCACTCGAAGCTGACGCAGCAGCCGAGATTGGGAAAGGTATGACATTACCATAACCATCCATACCCGGGAACTCGATATTCGACGAGAAGAAGTAAGGGGTTTCAACAACGAGTGAGGATGTCACGTCTTGCGGCGTAGGAACAGGGTTTGTCCACGCACTGTCTGTAGGTTCAGCAAACACGACAGTTCCAACGCCGAACTTATCCTCAACACATTCGAGCACAACCTTATTGTTCAGCAGCTCACCAAGGTCATAGTTATTGGCGCGCAGGACCACTTCCGAGATACCGAACTCAGGGAACGACATTTTGAACACGTCGCCAGGTTTTATTTTGTACCCGTTTCTGTTCATCTCAAGAGTTACTTTCATCAGCGGAACAGATAACTGAGATAGCTCTCTAGCAGCGATCAAGTTTGCAACCGTTGCGTCATAAACAAACGGGAAAGAAATAGACGATGTCTTTCGGCGACCGATCATGTTCGCAACGGCCATGTCCTGAGCTATAGCAACCTTGCCCGTGTCTTTTTCACGTGTTGAATAAGAGACTTTCACCTCTGAAACCACGTCCTCCCACGCTGTTTTTGTCAACGAGCGGATAGCAACAATGTCGTCTTCGTCGTAGATAATAAGTGAACCAGGTGTGTAATCGTCCCGGATCAGCTTTAGTGTGAATTTACCAGTTGTGGGATCTTGATACATGATCCCATCTATTGTCCTTAGAATTTCACCAACAATTTTCTTGGCATTCGAAGCAGCGGTGACAACGCACGAAATTCCGAAGTTCTCGGAATGGAGTGTAAGAGCAGAGTCAACGAAAGAATCTATGTCGATAAACGAAGCATCAATACCAAGCCCGCGCCAGTCATTTGTCATTATCTCATAAAGAGCTTCTGCTGGGTTTATGTCGAAACCAATTTGCACCCGATTGGCTATGCGTGCGTAAAGATTGTCCGTGTAGACGGCTATATCAAAACTTGTTTTTCGCAGGTTGGGTGACTCACCGATGTATAAAGGGCCCGACGACGCGTCTCCGAGAACTATATGCGCCATGCCGCGGTATGCAGTCACGTTGTCAACTCCTGACAGCGACTCCATGTAAGGATCCACCACTTGATCGAAGTCGCCTGGGTAGAATGTAAAGTCACCAATCAACCCGCCGCCGTTTTCATTTCCGCCGAATAATTCAGGTTCATTTATGTTACTAGATAATACTTTTGACGTAGCAATACCGACGCCTGATATTTGCGCGAATGAATCAGGGGATCCTTGATCAACAGAGAGTGTGTTGAACAATATTAGAGCAGGGGATAACTGACTACCATAACGAAAATATCTCGCGCCAGCGGGACAGGTCAGATTAACGCTAAGCGTGAAGTCACCTCCCGCAGTTTTAGAATCAGAGGTTGCCCCCACCCCCTCACTCGGTGTAATGAGGGAACCTGTGGGATCCCCTATGTCAGTGTAAAAGTCAGCTTGCAATCCGTACCCGCCCGTGGAAGGCCCGCCGCCAGCTAGTGCTGTCAAGTACGAAGAGACAGTTATTTTTACGTTGACAGTTAAACTTCCTAAAGTAGCCAGCGCGTCGTACTCTACGGCAGTTAATCCCAACTCTGCAAGCAAGTCGATGCTTTCATAACTGACAGTTGAGGTGCTGAAATTTATTGTATCGTCAAGCCAAAAAGAACGCGCTTCCTCAGTGTAAAGAGACGTGCCATCGAACACCTGTTCTTCATCAACGTAAATACCATATAGCAATGCTGTTGGTCCGAGACACAGACCAAGGTCCATGCCTAGATAATATTTATGCCCCTTGACTATCGTAGTCGACGAAAACAATCCTGTCTTAACTTTTTCTTTTATAGGTACGGCAGTGAAGTCGCCGTAGTCCAAAGTGTTGGGGGCATTCATTCGAACCCGACCAAGAACGAGCGGGATCGGTGCGTCTTCAGTAGCTCTTGGAAACGAGTCAGGGCTCAGGTCTTGCGCCCGTGCGTTCTCAATCTCGGGTTTCGGGGCAAGCAGCGCTGTTACCAGAAACGAGATTGCAAATAGTGCTATTGTCCACCAGATCATAAGTTACTCTTAGCAAAAGGATTATAAGAAGGCACACGATTGCACCCACCGAAGCTAATACCGTTCGAGAATTTACTCTTGCAGGTAGCAAAAGAATGGTCGCATCCTTGGCGTATGGTTACAGTATCCGTTCCCGCCAATGTAGCAAAAGGATAGTTGACTGTAAAAGACGTTCCTACGTTGTCAATTATCTGGCGGCGTTCACCACCCGAAGTGAACTCCATTTCACCCCCGTTGCACGCGTCATCTGAAAACGGTGAGGAATCTAGTACAATCACGTTTTCAGTGACTGAAGATACCGTCCTTACGCTTTCGAACGATGTTGGAACCACGGCGCAGAAAGCATCATAAAGAAGATGGTTGCAAGGTCCCTGGAACTTAGGACGAGGAAGCGCAGCACCCAGCAAGTAGCCGAACACCGTAGGGACTTTAAGTTTTACTTTGCGCCCCTCTACCGTCCATGAAGTAACTTCCCCTTTCCACATCAACAAGGTGTCGTTGAGATCATTCTTATGAACTCTATACAAGCTAAGTTGAAGCGAAGGAGGTGCTATGCTGAAAACGTAAGTGTTCGCCATGGTATTATCAAAAGGCAAAGTGACGTCTATCGCGGCCTGATCATCTTCTTGAGTACCTGCCTTCATCGCATTACGTTCGAGACCTTCAACTGCGGTGAACGTGTTGTCATTTGAAACAACGTCTTTCTGGTACGACGTGTAGCGGTAGGTTGAATTTGTGCCTACAAATTCATACAGCTCTATCGGCTGACCCGATGCTACTCCTACCTCCGTCGCGTCAAACGTCATTTAGTTCTCCATCGTCTTAACCGAAAACTTCACCTCGGTGATGTCTTGGTAATGCTCAAGCCTAATACTATCGGCTGCCCGAACTCGTTGCAAGAATGAAACCTTACTTATTGAGGTGGACGATATTTCGGAACCCAATGTAATAGAAGTAGTAGTCGCGCTATCAACGGTGTGATAAGACGTTGCTGTTCCATCACCATATTCCAACGCAACCCGTTTAAACGCGTTGTTGGGGAATAGGTAGGTGACGTAGGACGGCTGGTCAATTTGAAGGACAGTCGCATCTACACTAGGCGTCGAAGTTAAAGTCAGATCTTTCAATTGCGTTGACAAGAGGAAAGACACCTGACCGCCGCGGACGGTCGCAAAGAACAGTCGCCAGTAATCTAGCTCGCCAGCAGATCGTGACGCCTCGAACACCACGCTTCGGTTTATGCGCAGCCAATTATCTCGAGATTTTGCGGTGATCAAACCAACACCAGAATCCAACATCTCGCGACGATAAGAGAATGCTTCTGTAGTCTTACCCCTCATTACTTTGTCGAGCACATTCAAAGAATCGAAAGTGGTCAAAGACAACGCGGAATCAGGACGCTCAAGGTCCCACTGCTCGACTGGTTCAATATTGACTGACACACTCCCCGCATTGCGACCGAAAGTCATCGAACTACCATCACGAATAACACAGGTTGGTGCAGGCAAGCAGAACACACCTGTTGCTTGACTGTTGGCCAGGTTGGCCGAAAACGTCGCACCGTCTGTCTCGACTGTTAACACGGTCAGCTTCTCGGTCGCGCCTGTTGCGTCGTTATACAGGACGGCTTCCTGTCCTGCACGCATGTTGGTCAACGCTGTGTCGAAATACACGCGTGCTTGACCAGACGCTGCGTCTGCCGTCAATGGTGCAGCATATTGAAAGTGTGGAACTGCATACTCGGTAAGGATTGCCTGTGATAAAGTGTGGTACAACGACACACGATCTTCCTGGGACACAGCAGAAAAGCTTAGATCCATTGATACGCGGGGGCGTTCAGAAAGCGACAACCTAGATTGTGTTCCGTTATAGGTTGTGATCACGTCCGTAAGAAATTCCCATTGCTCGGATACGGGTACTTCTGGGCGGAGGTCAAAAACATCTGCATCAGCCATTAACTATCCCCTGGACGGTGTTCTTGTTTCGCTGCAGCATATTTATAATAACTCGCTCACCTTCTGGGTTGTTGAATGCGGCGACCACATCACCATCAGTAATTGTCGATACAACGTTGACTTGCAAAGCGCCACCGTTGCTTTCATTTGCTTGCGCAGGAGCCATTTCAGGAGGAGACAGCGAAGTAGCGCCATTAGACCCCGACAACCCGCCCGCTGCAAGTCCCATCATTGACGTGTTGCCTGCGTTGATCGCGGCAAGGAGGGGCAAGAATTCTTTCGTCGCGGCGGCATTGATCACGAACTCGCCGTTGGAAAGCATCGCTGGGATTGAATCTGACTTAGGACCACCCGGACCTTTTACAGCGCCACCCGTTGCAAAATTCTGGGCGCCACCGCCACCTGCAAGACCACCTTCCGAGAAGCCACCAAGCAGACCTTTCAAGGCCTTCAGGAGCAGCATTTTCGTGGTCATCATTAGGATGTCAGCGGCTACTGATTGTGCGAATTTCTTGAAGTCGAGCGTACCTGTTTTGGCGAACTCAACGATTGCGTTGGCAGTATTGTCGAACAAGGAAGTCAACGCCATCTCGGCAAGGTCAGCTTCTGTGCCAACGGACTCACCTAGTCCTGAGACAGCTCGTTCGATGCCGGACCGCCAGTCGGTTGCGTTCTGCAAGTCTTCTTCGTATGCGACAGCCATTCGTTCACCGAAAATGCTTTCCAGCTTTCCAGCATAGTCAGTATATTCCAAACCTAGCTGCTTGAGTAGTGCGCTTTGTACCTGATACCAAGCCTCTACAGACGCAACGGCACCTCCATTTGCTTCCTCAATGGCTGAAAATTCCTCGTTGATCCCGTCCATGAATTCCGCGCGCTCTTTGTTGAGGTCGCCCATGGCTTTCGCGGCGCCTCCGGCTGACGTTCCGAGCGCATCAATTGCAGGAACGACTGCATCTGTCACTACCGCCGCAATCGAGCCACCGTTTTCGTTGAAGTCGTCCATTTCTGCGTTTGCTACATAAAGCTTCTCGATCAAGCGACCTTCTAGGCTATCGGCAACGCCATTGATGGCTTCACCGACCCCACCGACGTAATCAACCTGAGCACTTGAGAACGCTTCGCTGATCGCACTGCCTGCGGAGCTGAACTCTTCGCGCAAGGCCGCAACGTCGGCACGCGTGTCTGAAAAGTCAACTGAGAGAGCACCTCGGATTGAATTTCCTAGGTCGTCCGCGACGCCAGGAAGGAATGCCAGCGCATCGCCAATACTGCCTAATGCGCTCGCGAATGTGTTGACGATCCATTGAACAGAATCTAGAACGATATTTCGCACCGCGCCCATCGCGAGATTGAATGCTGCAGGAATGCCTTGTGTAACGATTGCACCAATTGATTCGATCAGGCCGACGTAGAGTCCAATATAAAAATTGACGCCTTTCTTGATCAGGTCGCCAATACCGCTGATCGTAGTATCCCAATCGCCCAGGAAACCGCCCAACCAGTCGAGGATATTAGAGAAGAACCGGCCTGCTACATCAGTAGCCGTTCCGAACATGTCTGAGATAATAGCGGCGCCTTCTTTGATCAAATCCCAAGCAACTGATACGGCGGCGGTGAACGTTTCCCAGACAGTCGTCGTGATCCCACCCACCAGGATCGTCGTGTTTCCGAAATAGGCCAGCGCAGCAGATGCGGCGATGATCAATGCGGCTATCTGGCCGAAAGGTGTCAGGATCCAAGCAGCAGCCATTGCGAGCAATCCTACGGTCGCAGATGCAATGACTGGGATCAATCCGACGATTGCAGGAATGAGCAGCACGGTGAACCCAGTAGCAGCGATAACAATGAAACGAGACAACGACTCGAAGTTTTCATTGATGAACCGAATGGCGGGAGTAAGTACGCTTGTGAGGAGCGAACCGAACTGGATCATTACTGCCATAAGCTGCGCTTTGAGTGCGTTTGATTGGGCCGAGAATGTGTTCGACATCTTCTCGAAGGCTTCTTGTGTAGCGCCTCCTTTTTCTGCCATGTCGGCCATGATCAACGTCATATCGACGCCCGCCTGACCTGCAAGAGCAAGTGCTGGGATCAGCGCCTCGACGCCCCCAAACAACTGCGCCATTGCGTCAGTGTTGCCACCCGTCTTCTCGACGAGGTCGGCCATGAATGCGCCCAAGCCTTTTGATTCCAGTGCGGTCGAATTGAACGCGATGCCGAGCTTCTCGGAGATCTTCGTTGCCTCGGACGTCGGCTTGATAACAGCAGCCATGATCGCACGGACGCCGGTCACGGCTTCACGCGTCGAAATACCGCCTTTGGTCAATGCCGAAACAGCAGCCACGAGTTCATCAACACCGACCCCTGCTTGCGCGGCCAACGGTGCGACCTTGCCGAGTGTGGCTGAAAGTTCCCCAATGGTGGTCTTACCTGCCTTCATACCCACAAAAAGCGCGTCAGAGACGTCGGTCGCTTCGCTCGAGGCCAAACCATAGGCGTTAAGCAGAGACGTGAGGCCATCCGCAGCCGTTGCAACGTCAGTGACGCCACCAACTGCGAGCTTGTTCGATGCAGTCAGGAGATTGATTGCGTCGGTAGCTGTGCTGGCGCCTGCCGAGATGATTTGATACGCGGCAGCTCCTTGTTCAATGGCTGAGGAGCCGAACTGCTTAGATTGTCGAATGAGCGCCGCCTCGAGTCGATCAAGTTGGAATACCGCCGTATCTACCAGCGTACTTATTTCAGCCATCTTGACTTCGAACGATGCGGCCGCGGCAACAGCCTTGCCGAAGAAGGCAGCCAAACCTACGGCTATCAGGCCCGCGAATGCTTTCGCAAGGAGCCCTGTCTTTGAATTGATCGAGTCGAACGTGTTGCCGAGCTTCTGGCCTTTTACGCCGAGCTTGCCGAGTGCTACCTCGCCACGCTTGGCTCCTTCGACCATTGGCTTGGAATCAACGCCTACCCTTAGTGTGCTTTCCTGGGTTGCCAACTGGTTTTCTCCGCTTGTTCACTTCTGAGAGCCAAGTGTCGTCGCAAACCTTAATATAGTGCATTAGGTCAAAACGATCAGCTAGGGTCTCAAACCCGAACATTCGCGCATAGGACTCTATCTCAGACAGAGGTATCCCAGACGGTTGGCCGTTAGGGCCTATAATACGCGAAGAATGGCACCTTTTGAAAGCGGATAAATAAGGTGCTGCGTGCCTCGTTGGTAGCGGCCTGTTGGCGAGTGCAGGAGGTGTTTTTCCGCTGCTACTCGCCATCTTCAGAAGCATGTCAAGCCGCTCACCAAAGTTTATTTCCCAGAGGACGCAGCTTCGGAGTTTCCCTCCGTTTCCTCGCGAGCTTTCAATCTGAAATTCTCGAGGTTTTGAGCTTCGGTGATGATCTTCGAGCGAATCCATTCCAGCTCGTTGAGCAGACGTTCCGCGTTGTCGGCAGAGTATTTCATCTCTTTGTCGCCGTCGAATACGCCACGCCAATCCAGGACGATGAATTGCGACATGGTGCGAGCCATGATCGTGATTTGATCTGCGTCGGAAATGGTCTTGCCCAGATCGTTGTAGGGCTTCGTCGATTTGCGGAACGCGTCGATGAAGGATGGGTTATCAAAGGACGCAATCAGGAAGGCAGCATCGCCGCCCATTTCAATCCAGACGCCGTCCTGTTTCAGGACCTTGTCGAGTTTGAAGTCGTTAATGTTAAAGCGGAGCTCGCTCATGGGTAATCCTTTCGGGTTGTCGGGTTAGTGTGACGCGCCGAAAATAGGTGAGTAAACAGATAAACTCAAGGATAGAATAAGGTGCGAGAGGGGCGACCCGACCACCCCTCTCGCGATTGCGCGCGCAATCGTTCTTGTATTACCCGCGGCTGATCTGGTACTGATATGTGCCAGCGGTGTTGATGATACCCTCGAACTGTGCCGATGCGAAGATATCTTGGTCGTTGCCACCCGCGACGATTTCCATGGACGTATACTTGGCCCGTGGGATCGTAACGAAGTAAACGTTGCCCGCGGCGTCCTGTGCCTGGAAGGTCAACGAGAATGCAGTGGCAGCGCGGAATTTGTCGAACAACGTGCTGTTCTCGAAATACAGTTCAATCGCACCAGTCAAGGAGAGACGTCCTGCTTCCACACCGATCAGGCCGAGCGTACCAACGGCTTCCTGTCCACGCAACGCGTTGTCGAGATTTATCGACAGCGTATTGAAGTAGAAGGTTGACCCACCGGGATCACCATCGAACACGATTGCTGCAACGTTGTCCACAGCGTTCAACACGGTATTGGTGTTGGCTGCGTTCAGGGTAGCACCCGCATATTGCGTCTCGGTCATGGCCGCATCTTTGGCAAGGATGCCGAAGGACGTGGTCAGGATCGAACCTGTGGACAATTCAAGTGCCCAGGTCGAGATGCGCGAGCCAGTGAAGTTCCACAGCTCGGGGGTCGTCAAATCGGTGAACGACTTCTGAATTGTGTAGGACGACTTGACTACACCGTTGCGCACGTAATCGAGCGGGGTGACTATAATCGAGTCACTCGCAGCTTCCGAGGCAACGTTGGACGTCGGGTTGATGCCCAGCGACAGAGTGGCGATGCTTGTGATCTCGGCGTAGAAATCACCCGCGACCGAGAAGCCAGCAATCTTGACGATCTGACCAACGACCATGCCGTTGTTAGTGAAGTCAGCCAACGCGGCCGAGTCAATCGTCCAGGTGTTCGGCGTACCGCCGGTCTTCGTGATCGAGATGTCCACCTGCGCGGCTTCAGCCGTTGCAGAAGTGACCCATGTCGAATACAGAGCCGAAGCAATGAACGCATCGAAGGTCGCATAGGACCACTCACCATTGATGTCTCCGCCTGCTTGGCTCGACACCTGAATGGTATCGGGCGTCATGCGGTCAGCACGGATTTCTTCCGACGTGATAAAGTCGGCGTTATAGTTCAGCGATTCCGACGTGAAGCGAATTGCTTCCATGGTCGGTGTTCCCGGTGTAGTTCCCCAAGTCGACTCTGCGACCTGACGGAGCGCTACCCGGTTAGATGTGCCAAAATTAGGCATTTGGATTCTCCTTTCCCGTTAGGTGAAGTCGTCGAACTGGAATGGTGCGACAACATTTATCTGGTACCAATTTCCGGTATCGTCAATGCCGATCTGGCGAGCGTAAGGAGGTACCAAAAACCTCACGCCTGAAGTAACATCTCGCCACGAGCGGAACACAGACCGAACCTGATCAGCAAACTCTATGCCATCGCCTTCGCCGCCACCCGAAGGGGTGAAGATGTTGACGGTGACCTGACCGAAATTCCTTTCGGTGTTGTTTCCTGGATCGCCAAACGATACCCAATCGGCAGCAGCGCTCGCGATGTTTAAACGCACCCAGGATGACTCCGGGATGGTGAAAGACTTGTTTGGGTATTGGACCGCTGTGGTCGCTCCCCATTGTGTTTCGAACCGTTGCCGGATCGCTTTATGTGCTACTGCATACGTCATTTCCGACTCACCGTTCCACCATATTGTGCCGCGGCAGCGTTCAGGTTAATGTCAACCATGCCCTGAGGCGCTTGCAGTTTCGAATGACCATTCTCGAGCGGTAGGATATAAGGCAGGTTGTTCGTCAACCACACCGTGTCACCCAAGTCTGCGCCCATCGCCGTTGACGTAATCTTACCAACAGCTCCCGACCCACTTTTGTCGCGTGCGTCTTTGTCAACAGCGCTTGACGGCTTATTGATCGACGGGAACCAGTTACCACGAGCGCCACCAAGGTCAACGGGCGTTCCAAGAACGACAGCGGTGTCTAGGTCTATTGTGATCTTCTGAAAGATCGTTTTCGCCTGGTCGCGTGTCACGAGACCGAACGCGGTCAAGCTCAGCGCGAACTTTGAAGGCGACAAACCGCGAGGCATTACGAACCCTCCACGACTGCGGCAACTGCCATTTTGTAGATCACGGCCTCGCCCGAAGGCCCGACTGTGTTGATCGCAAGAATCTTTGCGACCGTTGTCCCGAACGTGATGAAGTTCTCGGGCGAAGGCGTGACGCCTGCAGTGTTCAATTCCTTCGCGGCAATCAAAAGTATTGCGCTCGCCGCGACCGTAACGTCCTCGCTGAAGACGCGTTCCTTCATTGGCAAATCGAGCAGAACGATAGGCGTGTCTGTTGCAGCGCCTTTCGTCGTCTTGCCCGTCGCATTGTCATAGGTCTCCGAGCCGTAGACGCGGTATGCGCCGACCTGACCAAACTGAGCAATCAAAGGCCCAGCAGTGTCGTCTCGAAGATCGCCAAAAAAGCTCATGCGCGTTTCAACGTCCTTCCCTGCCCACGAATAACAGGACGCAACAGCTCGTAGACGTGCGACGGAACGTCGGCACCTTGCAAGCGTTTGCTCGTGTCATATTGAACGGTGATCACATCGACCTTCTGCATAGAGATGGCTGCGGCGTCGTCGGTGACGATGCCCTCCATGTCATAGGTGCCCAGTCGGTAAAGCTCCGCGATATGCGCCATAGCCTCTTCAACCTGCCAAGGCACTAGAGAATCCGAAAGTGCAAAACCTTCAACCTCGGCAAACTTGCGCGGCCATTTCAAACGTTGCGCGGCCGTTGCCTTGTCACCAATATATTCGAACCCACGGTCGACGTAGTCGGTCGCTTGTCGAATAAAGATTTCTGCCTCAGCGTCCGACAATGCAATCCATGCCGTGGACGACACAGTATTGCGAGCGGCCCAGAAGGCGCGCACGGCGGCGAGGGTATCATATGCGTCTGTTCCAACAGTCAAAGCCATTACACGGGTCCTTTCGTCACGCCGATCCTATGGTAGTAAGTGGCGCCACGCAACGACCAATTGTCTGGACCTATAAGCGACTTATTCGAATAATCAGGTGGTGCCGCGCCACTTGCCGTTGTAGAACGTCACAATAGTTCTTTTACCATTAGGATAGGTGACAATGTGCGAGTGAGACCAGCTGCTCGGACCAATGTTCCAATCCTGTTCAAGCAGTCCCATTGTGCCTGCGACATACAGGCCTTCTATGATCATGCAGGAGTGAGTGTGCCCAGTGTTCGCGCGCCGACCTATCTTCGACAAGCCAATGGGAGAGCCGTTGGAGCCGTTGGGACCAATGTCACCATGCATCGAACATTCGATGCCGCCATTCTCGTCCGGGCATATAACGAACTGGTCGTCTGCGTGCAGGAACAGGTCTTCGTCTGACAATCCTTTGCGTTTCAGCGCCTCGTGCAGGAACAGATACTTCCAATTGCTTGGGTCGCGTTCCATAGCGCGGCGGTATTCCAATTCGCATTCAAGGAAGAAGATTGCGTTGGTGTCGTCGTACTTATAGTCGTTCTCGTTCAGCCACTTTTCCATGTGTCGATCATGGTTCGCGTCTGCAACGACAGTCAGACAGAAATCGCGTCGCATATAGTCGAGCATGTCCTTGACAGCATCAACCTCCGTGCTGACGTTTGTCTGGCCGAGAACCTTCTTGCGGAAACGGGTATGCGAATTCTTGCGGTCGTGGTGGCCTTTGTTGACCACGAAGTCGAGAATGTCATGTGCAAGTTGATGCTTCGGTCGCAATTGATCGAGCATCCCGCCTTCGTCGAATGCAAGCGCTTTGCACTCGGGATCTATGACCGCGGTGTGAAGGTCGCCCCAATTGATTGCTTCAACGCCTTGCCCGACGTGAACCTCACCGGCTTTGACGAGCAACGAACCACTGAAATTGCTTTCGGGAATATCGTAGAACGAGCCGTCGTGGTCGGCGTTCAATTGTCGGACGAACCAATCGCCTTCATGATCGACCTCGACAATTAGAGCGCCGAACGCGTGGTGGAATTCAGCTTGCAGGCCGGCCTTCTTCTGAACGTAATTCAGCAGCGTGGCAGCTCCCGTCGTGTAATTGATCTTGGCACCATCCGCCTTCGTTCCCGCGATGGATTCGAGTGCTATCTTTGCATGGGGAAAGATTGCGCATTGTTGACCCGCGTATGTCTCGAGCGAGCTGAGGGGCCGCCGTGCGGTCGGTAGGATGTTAAGTTCGCCTCGCCATTCAAGCATGGGGGCGAGTTGTAGCGGGTCGTCTGAAATGTAAGGCTCCAGGAGTGGATCGTACCAATCGTCTCGTCTATCATCCGCGGTCGGCCCGCGGTCTCGTTTCGTTGACTTCTGGCTGAACGATGCTCGATTGTATGAAAAGGTTCCGACCATCAATCGCGCGTTGATGTGTTCGGCATACGTCACAAGGTTTTCGACGAAAGGGACGTGAGCGTCTGTATTGTTCTGTGCGGACGTAATGATGTAGCGCCTTAGTTCGCCCTTATTGGGCAATGGCAATACCTTGGTAGGGATCTTTCGAAGCACGCCCCCGGACACTGGCTTATCGAACACAAAGCCGAGCTCAGCGGCTTTGTCGAGGCGATACTTTACCGCGCCTCGCGAGATTCCTAATTCACGAGACACCGCGCGCATCGACCCACGATTTTTTACCAGCGAGTCATAAGTTTCGTAAGGGGTGACTTTGTTAGCCTTAGCCATGCTGTTCCTTCCAATCCTTAAGTCGTTTGTACCATCGCCTTGAATCCGATCCAAACGGCTGCGACGAGGCCTGCAGTCAGGAGCCCCATGATCGTCAGGAAACCTTTTGACTGAGCCGACTTCACGGTAACGCGCCAGTCGCGCAGGTGCTGAAAGTCTCGTTGCATTTCTATGGGATCAGAAACGTCAATGCCCATTTTGGTCAAGGCATTGTTGACTGCCTCTTCCATGAGTCCTTTTAGCTCGCCGCGGGAGAGCTGGATCTGAGTGTTGTCGTCCATTTGTTCGCCTCCAGCGAGTTTGATTCAAATAAGGGCGCACCATGATGGCGCGCCCTCGTCGTTTAAACGTGGTCGCGCTTACTTATTTTTGGTAGGCTCTTTCTTCACGGCTGAGGCATCGGCCCCACTGGCTTTCTTCACGGCGTCGTTGTGCGCGTCTTCGGCAGCAACTTTGCCTTTTTCTGCGTTAACAGCGGCTTGCACTTTGAGCTTCGATGCCTTGTCGGCGTCAAACAAAATGATCTTGCCTTTGCTGCGAGCGATTTGACCTGCGTCAGCGTCACCGAAATAAACTTCCGGTGATTTGGCTTTTGCCACAGGGTAGGTAGTCATATCTTTGGCCATCGGGATGGTCCTTTCTGAGTCGGGATTGTGCGAATGTGACGGGCGCCGAAGCGCCCGCCTTAATCATTCACTTATGCAGGGTAGACCGAAGTCGCACGCTGGACGCGAACGGCCAACATTGAGTCAAGAACCTGCGTGCCGTAGAGGGCGTCCAAGGCGACGAAGTTAGTCGCCGTGCCACCATCGTACCACATACGAGCGCGAACCGAGAGACCAGTAATCTCGTCAGTAACAGTCGCCATTTGAGCTCCTGCGCCGTCGCCGGTAGTAGGCAGCGGTGCGAAGGCCAAGGCGAACGCGTTCCGGTGGAACATCAGGTTGCGAAGGTTGGCCGCTTCTTCGATGGCGGTCAGGTTGGCGAACGTCACAACAGCATTCTCAGCAGCGTTGCGGCGAAGAGGCGGGTAGAACGTCAAGGTTCCAGCTGTGCTAACCATTGTGGTGTCAGCAGTCAGCGTGTAGACCGTCACATCTCCTGCGATGGTGAACGTGTCACCAGTCAGGTATGTTTCGACCGCGCCGAATGCGTCAACCGAAATGGTCGAGACGTTCGCAGCGAAGTCGCTGACAGCAACGGCACCCGTTTCGTCACCGGACCCGTCAGACGCGGTACCAGTCGAGGCGATTGCAGCAACGTCAACGTCGGCGTTCTGCGAAGCGAACACTTCAACACCGAAGCGAGATCCCAACGTGCCATTCATCAGAGCGGCTTGGTTTGCGCCTTCGCCTGTGATGCGTGCCTCGTGGAAAATGCCCAGGTCAAGGAACGCGGCTTCCATGCCGGAGTCGATCAGATAGTGGATCGCACCTGCGTCCATCGGGACTTCGTTGTTCCGCAGAACCTTACGAGGGCCAGTGATGAATGCCGAGCTTGCAGTTCCAGCGACAGTAGTCTTCGGACCAACGCGGGCGCCGAGGACGTGCAGATCCTGGTCGATCTTGTCAGCCAGTGCGTAAGCAGCAGGCGTGATGTGATCGGTGATGATCTGTTCGCTTGAATAAGCAATTTCCCGGTCAGTCAAGGCGTACTTGACTTCTTGGTGCTCGTTCAACGTGATAGCGATGTTCTCGCCAACGACGGCTTGAACGGTTGAACCAGTACCCGCGACGTGAGTCTGTGCGGAGAACTTGGTAGGACGTTTCAGGTTGATGGTATCGCCTTTTGCGTTACCTGCACCATTGCGTTCTTGCTCGGCGCCGCGGTGAACGCGGCCGGCCATACCCAGTGCTTTATACAGCTGGATGAGAGCCTCTTGAGCGTAGAACTCGGGGTTGTAATTACCGAGTACGTTTGCCATTGGAATTTCCTTTCGATGGCTTGTTGCGCGAATGCGCGGTTCATAGGACCGCGCATTAACGCGGCTTTGGGTTTAGTGTCAGGCCGTGATCCGCAACGTTGCGCCCGCTTTTTCGGCTGCTTCTTTCGCAGCGCGATACTTCTGGACGTCACGAGCATCTGCACGACTTATCGTGAAGGCACCTCCGCCTTTTCCGTTCCCGCCGCCAGCGCCACCACCACTCGGAGCAGGGAACCAGTGCGGCGCCTTTTCCTTCATGGATTCGAGCCACTCGCCGGGGGTCAGCGGTGTTTTACCATCCTTGCCGTATGCCGTCGAACCATTTTCTTCTGCAATCAGTTCGTCGTTGTCACCGACCTTGAAGACATTCATCGCACGATACATTGCGTCTTCGATTGCGGACGGGACCAGCCCTTGTTCAACAGCAGCCTGGCGTAGTGAGCCTTTGACCATCAAATTTTTGACCTTCGTGGTGGACCCTTGCAGGAGTCCGTCCTTTTCAGCCAACTGGGTAGTGAGGTTTTCAAGTTGCTTCGCGTGATCGGCTTGGAGCCGTTCGGTGCGACGCGCGATAACCACGTCCGTTTTGCCTTCTGCGAGGAGTTTAGCTTCCTCGTCATTTTCCAACCGGCCCATAATGTTTCGAACGGCTGCAGGATCGAGATCCTTCCAAAGTTCGGCCTGGGCATCGAATTTGACTTGAAGTGCTTTCTTCTCGCCAAGAATTTCGTCGCGGTTGCTAGACAGTCCGGATGTCGCATCCTTGACTGCTGCGTCGATCAGTGCTTTTACTTCCGAGTTGGAAGCGTCGATAACGACTGGGGCTACATTACCCTCGTCGCCGGGTTTAAGGTCGGCCATAGGATAGTCCTTTCTTCGGCTTCTGCCGTGACACGTTCTCGAGGCTCTCGAGGTTATCGGTCTACGAGGAAGATAGAAGGTGTGACGTCCCTTCTCAAGCGACTTATCGTAGATGCTATAACTCGCTTATCCTAAAAATAAGGTGTTTACGATGCGAACAACCTCGTGTATAACTCAGTTATTGGCAGCGGGTTGTTGCCTCAATCAACGGAGACCGACATGCAAAACCAGATCAACAACGCCTTCGCCTCACTGAACGCAAAGATCCTTGAGCGTCAGACCGCTTGGGCGATGGGCCGCAAGGCGAAGGTCCTCGACTACCGCGCATCCGACGAGTACAAAACGCACCGCGCGATGAAGTGGGGCTCGTCGATCACTTGCCAGCACGAGATGGACCTGTGCGGTGGTAAAGGTTGGTACGGGATCATCGCGCACGGTTCCGAGAATGGGATCAAAGCTGCGGTTGCGAAGAACGTCGAGGCAATGATTGCGCGTCGCGACGCGCAGATCGTCAAGGCGCTCGCGAAAGTCGGTGTGACTGAGCTGCCTGAGTTCGTCCTGATCGAAACGTCTGACGGGATGGAAGGCACGTTCAACGTCGCAGGTCACGTCGTCACGATCCGCACGATTCTGGCCGGTGGCTACAACGTCCAGTGCCTGCACGCTCGCACCTTGATCAAGGTACGCTGAAACGAACGAAGGAGCGCCGCGAGGCGCTCCTTTGCTAGATGAGGATCACCTCCTTTCGGTAGGCGACAACGAACAGTACATCCCTGACGAGGACGGTTCAATCGCTGTGATGCTCGAAACTCGCGCCGAAATGAATGGCCGATTTGATCACGACGATCCTTGGTTTTAAATTATTTCACCATGCTGGATTTTGGTTAGGCTCCCGCGATACACGGGAGCCTTTTCGCGTTGTGGCTGATGCTCTTTTTGCAACGTGTCGAACGCAAGGCCCCACGCTTTGCACAGGTCAGAGCGCACGACGTCTGCGTGTTCGAATTGCACATGACCCACACTCGGTACCAATCCTCGTTCATGCGCACGCATTGCCCAAGCCAGCCCGTTCTGTGTCGCATGAATGTCCGATTGTGACTCGTCGCCCGATATGATCACGGAAGTGTACTTGCCGATGCGAGTCAGGAACGCTTTCATCTCAGCGACAGTCGTGTTCTGCGCCTCGTCTATGATCATGCAGGCGTTGTCGAATGTCAGCCCGCGGATGTGTTCAATGGCTTCGATTTTGATCTCGTCCTTGGTGACAGCCTCCTGGTAGCGCTTAGCTCCCATTTGTACTTTGAATGCCTCAGCCAAAGGCCGGGCCCAAGGTGCAATTTTCTGTTCCAGTCGACCAGGAAGCATCCCGAGCGTTTTACCAACACCGACGTTGGGTCGTGACAGGATTATCTGGCGAAATTCTTTGGCTTTGAGTTGGGAGCCAGCCCATGCGCATGCCAGGTATGTTTTGCCTGTGCCTGCAGGACCAGATGCTATCGTGCAATCATGATCGTTGAGTAGCCTCAAGTAGGTCGCTTGCTTCTGCGTGAGTGTTTCGATGTACGGTGGTTGCCAATTACGTTCTGCTTGTCGCTGTTTCCGCATCGAGTTACTACCCATCAACCGCTCTCCCTATTTGGTTGATGTTATCGGTGGGCCTCGTGGGTGTCTAGCGATCATTACGCTTGACACCCACTCAGTTATAGCAGTTAAAAGGTCTTAAGTCGGGTCTCCTTCAGGCGGCAGGTCCTCGACGAGCTGGAAGTTGTCGCCCGACGCAACGAGGCAGGTCACGCCGTCAGGACGCGTGACTGTCACCGTCCATGTGCCCGAGTCGAGCGACGCCCAGGTCTCGACCACCATGTTGTTCGCAGCCAGCCCGATTGACTGCCGCGTCTCGTCGTAGGCTTGACTCAGCCGTTCCACGACCGCGTCGCGCGGGCCGCAGTTCGATTGCGCTGCCGCGGGTTGTGCGAGTAGCATCGCAGCACCGAGCAGCAGCGGGAAAGTCGCAAGCAAGGTCTTCATGTCTTAACCTTTCTTCTTCAGGAGCCAGATGGCAGCGATGATGATTGCGCCCACGACCACGCCGCCAATGATGATCGTCTGGGAAGTTTCGTTGATGCTCGCAAGCAATCCAACCGCGCCACCAGATCCGAGAATACTCGTCCCGTGCTTCACAACCGCGTCGATGCGCTGGTCGGCGACCGTCACAGGCGCCTCTGCGGGCGTGATCACGAGGGTTGTCTGACTGCGTTCCTGCAGACGGGCGAGCGTCGTCGCGCCTGCGATACCATCGACCTTCAGTCCTTCAGCCGCCTGGAACGCTCGCACAGCAGCGTCGGTTTGCGCACCGAAGTCGCCGTCCTGGGTCACTTGGTACTCCAAGGCTGCAAGCATGCCTTGCATGTCGCGCACAGCGTCGCTGCGCGTGCCCAGACGCGGAATGGGCGACGATGGACGTCCGCCTGACTGACGACGGTAGGCCGACTCGATCAATGCGGCGTAGTGCGTAGCCTGACCATTGCCATTGTAGCCGGAGGCGAAGGCGTGCCAGTCCTGCGACCGCATGTGCGTCGCGAGCCCTGCACGCTCAACGAAGTTGACGAACGCGCGGATCTGCTCGTCTGCTGACTGCTCGAACGCGTCAACCATCTCGATGGCAGAACCAAACCCAGCGAGTTCAGCGTTGAACCCCATGATCTGCGGAGCACCCCAGGAGGACGCGTCGTAGGTCGCCTCTGCGTCGATGTTCTCGGCCGCATCGAACATGGTGCGACGACGTGACGTTGAAACCTTCAAGGCTGCACGCCAAGCGGCCTGACCTTTCTTGACTGTAAAGCCGAGGGTACCCCAATGTTGACGTGGGAAGTGATGTGGCTCAAAACGACGAATGAGTGCGCCGGAGCTCGTGTAGAATTTGCCCGCAGCCTCGACCTCAAAGACGGCCTTAATTGCGGGGATGTCGCAGCCAATCAGATCGGCCATTTCTGACCAGATTGCTGTTGAGGGTCGGATGCTTGGCATATTAGAGTCCTGCTTGTTCGAACGCCTCAGGCGTCTTGCGTTTCAATTCGTCGAGCGTGAACCTACGCCCGAGATCATTCTGAAAGCGGTCAGGAGCGATCCCACCTTCTTTCCACAATTTGTAACGCGTCGGCCCAACGACTTCGCGCTGGGTTTTGGCTCCTTGGCGGTTCAGCCACTCGAAGTATGTCACATTTCCAGGCACTTGCCCATTCATAGACGCACGAGTTCCGGGTGGTAGATCCTTGACGTTAAACCCAAGCTCCTGCCACGACTTCGTTATGGCGGTAGTTGTGGATCGGCAATTGATGTGCGCGGGCGGACGTGCGAAAGGAGGATCCAGTCGGTCCGCGCCCGATGGTGGGGACCAGTCTGCGGAATCGACGACTGGGCCAACCTTTCCGTCCCGTTCCTGGCAGATCGGTGTTGTTCGTGTGTCTAGGGTCGAAACCCATCGAACGCCTTTCAAAAGATCGTTGTTCTTTTCCCATACCTTCTGCCTGCCTTGATTGGTTGCATGATTGATCGACGTTCGGACGAGAGCCTCAAGGCCGCGACGACGGGCCTGCAACGTTCCATCCTTGAACCTGTTCGCACTCGTCCCGAGCATTTGTCGAACGAGGTCGGTCGTCGGTGTGCCCGACGTGATACCATCGACGATTGAATTCCAAGCCGTCGTCGTCAACGACCTGTGGAACGCTTTCGTCCAATCACCAATCGGTGCGCCGTTGAACGGCGACGACACAGCAGCCGTCTGTAGAACGCCTATGTTGGGCGTCGTCACGTCAACGCCCGCGGGCAATATGCGAATGAATGCTTGCTCCTCGATCCCAGCTGCAAGTATTGACGCCTCCCGAACGTTCGCGACGAGGATCGGTGTCAATTTCGTTTCGAGAGAGTTTATGAGGTTCTGCACCTGGATGCGCAACGCGTTTAAACGGGCAGTAGTGAAATTGCCTTCGTCCAAGTTCGCATTGATCAGGATTGTCTTAAGGTTTCCCTCCGTCGCGCGCAATGTCCTCAATGCTTCGCGCGCGTCGCCGTTCTGCAGCCGAATCCAACGCACTTGTTGTGCGACTTGAAAATCCATGAAGCGTTCGTTGATTGATACCATAGGTCTCGTACTGCTTTTTGCAATGGGATTTCTCCCAGAAGATGAGCATCACAATAGCGTCAATTATCGAGCAGCGCAAGCGTTTGTCGAGGACCCACAGTTCGGCGCATATCGTGAGGTGATCGAAGTGCCCAATTTTGCCATTGGCCCAAATAGAAACCCGCGCCAGTCTCCCAGCGCGGGTGCGGTGACTCAAAATAAGCCCCTTAGGCAAGTGCGCTTTCTAGACGCAGAGATAATGATCACCGCCTTTCAATCGTCGGCGCAAGGGCCGGTTGCTTTGCCAGTGCTCGGATCGTAGCCGCAGATGTCTGCTGCATCAACCAACGTGATAGGGTCTACCTCGTTTACCGCTTCGTCGAGCGACTTCATCATGCCAAAGCGCTTGCCGTCAAGGCGGAATGTGGTGCAGCCTTTCGCGCCACCTTTCCAAGCAGCCATGTAGACGCCCATGAAGTCAACGAACGAAACGTCTCCCGGGACGTTGCACGTCTTCGCAATCGACGAGTCAACAAATTGTTGCGCATGGCACAGCACCTTGACGTGATCGAGCACAGCGAGGTCGTCGGCGCGGACGCCTTTGACACCGAACACGGACACACCGTAATCAGGAATCTCGACGTACCGCTTGGTGACGCCATCCTGGTTGATAATGTCGCGGCCTGACATGTAGGCAAACACTGGTTCTATTCCTGACGAAATGTTGTCCGCGGTCAACGAGATCGTTCCCGTTGGTGCAATGGACAGGAGGTGCGAATTGCGCAAGCCATATTTCCACATCAGCTCCAGAACGTCGTCGTCGAGCAAACCGCTGTTGACGAAACGTCCCGCCATGTATTTCTCGGTGTCCCACATCGGGAACGCGCCTTTTTCTTTCGCGAGCAATGCCGAGGCGCGGTAGGTTTCGTTTGAAATTGTGCGCAGGATCAGTTCTTGGTATTCCAGGTACTCATCTGTGCCGTAGGGCGCACCGAGTGCTTCGATGGCGTTCGCCATGCCCGTGACACCCATGCCCATGCGTCGTTTGTCTTTGGCTTCCTTCTTCTGCTCGGGCAGCGGATACTTCGCTATGTCGATCACGTTGTCCAGTGCGCGCACCATGCCCGGAATGTCGGCCTTCAACGCCTCGAGATCAAGGTGTCGTGTGCCATCGGGCAACGTGACGACATACTTGACCATATTCCACGAGCCAAGCAGGCAGGCGCCATACGGTGGCAACGGCTGCTC